TCTTGGCGATGATGGCCAGGGCGGCGGCAACCGGCTGGGTGTCCAGCCCCGGGGCGCCCAGGATGCGGGGACGCACGCCGACTTGGGCTTCGGACACCAGCAGGGCCTGCAGGCCCGTGTAGGTCGCACCGTCCTTCTTGCCGACAACATTGGCGGTGGTGGTGCTGTCGTCCACGCCCTCGGCTACGCGGACCACGACGGTGACCGCGTTGGCCTGGTCAGCGATGGCCTGCAGCGTGGGGCGCAGGGTGCCGCTGGTGCCGGCCTTGCCGATGGAGCCCAGCACGTCGGTCAGCAGGACCGGCCGGTCGAGCGGGAACAGGGTCGGATCCGCGTCCTCGCCCGTGCAGACGATACCGATGACGGCGGTGGCAACGGTGCGGATCGGACGCGCACCGCCATTGATTTCGACGACGCGTACGCCGTGGTGATAGTCGTTGGCCATGGGTGACTCCTACGGTTAGGTGGCGCGGAAGCGCAGCGGGACGGAGAGACGGGTCGTGCGGGACGCACCGGCGGGAACTGCCCGCTGGCCATCCAGGTCGAGGACGTACGTGCCGGGCTCGACGGTGCGGGTGAGGCCGATCCGGGTCAGGCGAATACGCGGCTCCCAGCGCAACAGCGCGGTGGCAGCGGCGCCGAACAGCTTCAGCTTGGTGGCGTCGTTGAATGGCTGGTCGATCAGCTCCGGCAGCAGCGAGCCGTAGTCGCGGCGCTCAATCCGCGACCCAATTGGGGTGGTAAGGATGTCTGCGATGGACTGGCGCAGGTGCGCCGTGTCGTCGGTGAACACACCGGTTCGCGCGTCCATTCCGATCACAGCGGAGCCCCCGAGGCGCCATTGCCAGGCTGAACAGCGCCGTGCTTGTGCTGCTTGAGGCTTACACCGCCACCGACCACATCCTCAGACACCTCGGCCTTGCCATTGATGGTGACCTGGCCAGTGATCTGCGTGTCACCGGTAATGGTGACCGGCCCAGTGATGCTCACGCCGCCATCGGCTTGAACCGCAACCGTGCCGCCGGCCGGCAGCACCGCAGACAGTGCGTGCGTAGCCGCGTTGTAGCTGACCACCGCGCCGTCCTTGAACTGAATCAGGACCACGTCGGGGTCGGTCGATGGTGCTGGGTACTGCGCGCAGTACAGCCCGCGCAGCACGACGGCGTTCGCCAAGTCGCCATCGGTGCAGAGCAGCTTGATCTGTTCGCCGATGCTGGGAGGCGCCCAGACGATGGCCTGCCCAGCCGCGCTGACGAGCCATGGAATGAAGTCAGTGTGGGTCTCGCCACTGCTGATTCGGCAAAGCTGACGCGCGTGGTCGACCTCGGTCACCACGCCGTCGCGCAGAAGGTTGTTGACCTGTTGGGGCAGAGCGCTATCCATACGCTCATGTTCATCTCGACGCCTCGCGCGCGCACGTAGCGCGCGGCGTAGCGGGCTCTCCTACAGCGCCGCGCTCAATACCAGCCCGATGCGCCCACGCGGGCTATGATCTGGGTTGTCGAGCTAGCCCCATTGGACCGGCGCAGACGAATGATCAAGGTCACCTCCGCAGAGACGTTGTCCAGGGACGCTGCAGGCACGGACACCGATGCGGCGATGGAGCGTGAGCTGGTGCACGGTGCGTACGAAGGTGCGCCATTGCTGATGGACGCTGCGCCAACGTTGGCTGCCTCAAACTGCACGTCATACTGGCCGACCGTGGCACCTGCGGGAAGCCACGTTCCGATGACTGGGTCGGAGGCGTAGTTATTGCCGCCGCCGGTCGTGTTCTGAAGGATGCGGTACCTCCCGTCGCTGTCGATGACGAACGTGACCGTGCCCACAGCAGATCCGCTGGAATTGGTGCGCGACTGGTTGTGGGCGCTGAATAGCTGACCATTGATCGGCAGCGTGTACGCCGCTGTCCCCTTGGCGGCCCACAGGTTGGATACGTCCTGCCCTCCGATGCGATAGCTGACATCGGCACGTTTCTGGCCGTACCGGACATGGGCGTAGCGCAGGGCTGTTCCTCCCGGCCGGCGCAAACCACCGGCAGTGGGGCCGTCGCCCATCACGTCTGCGTCGAATAGGTCGTCGAAGTCAACGCCTTGTGAGCGGAAGCCGCTGGTCATATCAGCGGTCCGCCTTCAATGCGGCCAGCTCGGCTCGTACGGCCGCCGATTCATCGCGCAGCCAATCGAGCAGGTCGGCCAACTCGGCAACCGCCTTGTATACAGGCGGCAACGCCTGGTCGATCTTGATGGACGGCACCAGCTCGCCATTGAAGGCTACGCCCTCTTTGTCCACTACCTCGGGCATCACCTCCATGAACTGCTCTGCGTCAAAGAACAGACGGAGACGGCCATCCGGGTTGAAGTCGGGTTTGTATCGCCCGATGAGGGTGACGATGCGACGCACCTCGGCCAGCCCATACGGCATATCGCCGTCGATATCCTTCAGCTTCCGGGATGAGCCGAAATCGAAGCCGCCGGAGGCGGCAACGGTGCCAACGAACGCGTGGCCGGTGAATCCGTTCTCCGAGCTGTACTGGAGCTTGTTTCCCCCGTCGTTCCACCCGATGTATCCGCGACGAGTGCCGTCACTGGTGTGGAACGCGACGTACCCGGCATTGGCCGCAGTGCCTGCGGTGGCGCGTACACATGCTTGTGCCATGTGCGCTGTTCCGGCGACGGTGAGATCGCCGGCGGTCTTCAAGCTGGCGGCGGACAGTTCGCCCGCCGCCGCCACGTGGCCCATCCGGGAGATGGACAGCGCGTTGCCATAGACGCTGTTCCACAGGTTTACCGAGCCGCCACTGGCATACATCGACCAGGTCACGCCGTAGTCCGAGCGCTCCACCATCGAGAAGCCCGCCCCGACGCCACGTGAGGTGATGCCATTGGCAAGTGAAACAATCTCGCTGCCTGCCTGCACGACACCGCCGGCGACGACGCTGGTTCCTGCGCTGATGGCGCTTGCTGACGAGATGGATCCTGCGTTGATGGTGCTGGCCACCGACAGTGCGCCGGTGGAGCGATTGACGCTCAGCGCCACAGATCGGAACGCGCCATTGTCTTCGCAGGTGCAGAAGGACCAACTCGCATCGTCGTGTGCGAAGTAGTACCGGCCATACACATTCCCGCCGTTGCGGAATGAGATCGTCGCGCCGACTCCGGCGTAGGTGCAAAGTGTGCCGGTGAGAGTCTGCGTGTCGCCTGCGCTCTTGGGCAGGTATTCGGCATGGATATGCGCCGACGGAGCGTACGTCGACGGTTTGTTGGTCACCTCGCTCCATGTCGGCCAGCGCGTGGCGGTATCTGGCTGACCGGTGATGTCGGCCCACAAGTGGGAGTGGCCGCTCGGCGGGTAGGTCGCCGGCTTGCTGGTCACCTCACCCCAGGTCGGCCACCGCGTTGCCGTGTCCGGCTGGCCGGTGATGGTCTCCCATCCCTGCGTGTGTGGCGCTGGCGCGAACTGCGTGGGCACGCCGGTGAAATTGCGCCAGTCGCGGTAGTAGTCGCCGTGGTTGCCATCCAGCAGATCCGCGTTGAGTCCGTTTCCGTGGCCCTCGTCGCGGAGCGCCGCGCCAGACCCAGCAGCCCCTTCACGAATGCGCTGGGTGCTCCGTCACCGAAGCGCTTGTTGATGTAGCGGGCCAGGCCGAAAGGGGTGACGGCGAGCGCAGGATCGGCGCCAGCTTCGGCCTCCACGTCGGTGGCCAGGCGGATGACGCCGGCCCGCGCGGTGGTCGCCGGCGGATTGACGAAATCGATATCGCCCACCTCAATGCTGCTGGCACTGACCTTGGCAAAGCGGATGTCGGTAGCCAACAGCATCGTGGCCGCCGACGCCTTCTCCATGATAGGCGCCGGCTGGGAGTACACCGCAAAGAGCGTGCCGTCCTGCAGGTAGAGCCCGAAGCCGCGCAAGGTATACGCGTCGGTCGTGTCGTC